CAAACAAAATTTAGAAGTATAAAAGAAGAATACGTACAGCGTGGCAATAAGATGTATGATAAGATTGCACACAGCTTTACAATAACAAAACAATTAAAATTAGATATAATTAAATTGTTAAGCTTTTCAGAGATTCCTGAAGTAGCCCGAAGGTATATCACAACTAGAGCATCACGTATCTTTCAAGAACGTGTAGTAGGTAGTGATACTTTATCAGCTATGAATAGGAATGACGAACAAATGGCCTTATTTGCCCTCCGAGAGATGGAAGGGGATAATGGCGATTATAATATATTTGACGATAGTGGTACTTATAGTGTACTTGATCGTTCTATTGGAATAAGGGTGACCTAAATGGGTTTAGTTTCTAAAAAAATACCTAATCTTATAAATGGTATTTCGCAACAGCCTCCTGCTTTACGCTTACCTACACAAGGTAACCTACAGGAAAACGGCCTGTCTGATGTAGTTGACGGGTTAAAGAAACGACCACCTACAAAGTTTTTAAAGAAATTAGTTAAGTGTGCTACTAATTGGCAAGCAGGTGCAGACGGTGGCTTTTTCGCCCTTGGTAATTTAACGTCTTCTAATGTTATAGAATTAACGGACGCTGAGTTAGCTACAGCCGTGGTTCAAACCTACAAACGGAGTGATGATGAGCAGTACACTGTAGTAATCTTACCTCATGCCTCAGCTCCTACAATCCTTGTCTATGACATTCTAGGTAACTTGCGGTATGAGTCTGGTAAATCTAGTTGGTTAGGCGACGGTACTACCATCGTACCAGTTGTAGACGGTGTAAATGAGTATACAAATAACGACGACACTTCTTATTTAGTAGGAGAAGGTAATACAGTTTTAGATAATGACGACATAACTACCACGTCTATTGCTGACGCTACTTTTATAGTTAACAAAAAGAAAATAGTACGAATGTCTGACACTATAAACCCTAAGAGTTTTGGTAGTAGTGCTTTAGTTTATTTAAACAGTGTGAATTATGGTAGAAATTATAGGATAGACATTACCAGCAAAGAAAACGATGGTAGCTCTGGAACTGTAACATCAGGAAATGTAGAAACACTAGATGCTAATGAACTTTCCAATGGAAGTTATAGCACTACCGCTTCTGCATTTAATTCATATTTAAAAGTCAGTAATGTAATAGGCGACCTTAGAAGCGGTCTATTATCGGATTCTGCTACTAGCTTTTCAGGCGGTGGTCAACAAAGCTTTAATGCTAAACTCAGTGGTGTTACTACTGAAAGTCATTTTAATAGCTACCAAAGAATAGAAACAAACAACCAAACGCATGGCGGTTCTTATTACATATTTACTGATGTTCTATATCTAGTTTGTAGCAGCAGCACCTATAACGTAAACCCTGATAAGATGGTTGTTACTGTAGGCGGCACAGGTATAGCTTACGATCCCTTAGGTGTAAACGGTTGGCGTTACCAAGGCGCTGCTAGTGGTAGAACAATAAGACTGCCGTCTTCTGTTTTAATAAAGAGAGTTCAGTATTATCAAGCACAGTTGGAAGTATATGTAGTTAAATATGAAAGACCTACAACGTATGTCCAAACTGTTGCAAACGTATTAAGCAGTGATGTAGTAGTACAACCTATAGTCTATACAAAAAAAGAACCTTATTTTGTAGTTTATGCGCCTCAGGGTGGTGTTATAAAAGATTTTGATATAGCAGCATCAGACGATGATGGCGGTGGTAAACTTAAAGTTTTTAAAGATAAAGCAACAGCGTTTACCGACTTACCTAATCAATGCCAAGACGGTTATAGACTAGGTGTTGTAGGTGACAACAACAGAAGCGAAGATGATTTTTATGTCGTATTTAGAGGCGGCAGCGGGTCTGGATATTGGCAAGAGGGTGTAGCTTATGATTTACAAAACTTTTACGACACCCGCACTATGCCTCACACTTTAAGGCAAAAAGCTGACCTTAGTTTTTCTTTTGGAGAAGGCTCTTGGAACGAACGGAAAGCTGGTGATGATGAAACAAACCCCCAACCTAGTTTTGTGAATAACACTATTAATGATATTTTCTTCCACCGTAATCGTTTAGGGTTACTTTCAGGTGAGAATGTTATATTTAGTGGTTCTAATGATTTCTTTAACTTTTTTAGAACAACAGTTAGGACTTTATTAGATTCAGATCCTATAGATGTAGCAGTTAGCCAAAACGAAGTTTCTACACTAAAATCTGCAATTCCAGTACAAGATAGTTTACTTATTTTCTCTGAATTAAACCAATTTACTTTAACATCTAGTCAGTTATTAACACCAACTGATGTCACCATAGATCGAGCAACCAAGTTTGAATGCGACTTAACTGCCACTCCCGTAGGAGCAGGTAACAGTGTCTTTTTCAGCACACGAGGTGGTAACTATGCTGGAGTACGTGAGTTTTACACAGACGGCGAAAGGGACGTTAGAGATGCAGATTTAGTTACTTCACACGTTCCAGAATATCTTGAAGGCACTATTAAAAAAATGGCTGCCTCAACTAATGAGAATTTATTAGTGTGTTTAACAAGTGCTAATAAAAAAGAAGTTTATATTTATAAGTGGTATGACGCTGACGGAGACAAGAGAGTCCAAAGTGCTTGGTCTAAATGGATCTTTGATACAGATGTCGTGGATATAAGTTTTAACAACTCTAACTTATACATTACATTTGGTGATGGTCGTTTTGAAACAATGGCTGTACGTACTGATGCCCCTGACGTGTCTTTTGGTAATTCGGTTAGCTTCCCTGCGGAGCATGGTGTAAGTTCATACAGTGCAGGTATTCCGTTTACTGACACTACAGTAAGCCCTAATGTCTTAAAAGCAGCAGTTAGTTTTACAGCTCTTGCTCATGTTAATGGTAACTTAGCAGGACTTGCTGTAACCTCTGGTGGTACTAGCCCTTTTGCTAGTATAAGTATAAACACCCCACTAGCTACAGGTAACATACAGTCATTAGAGGTAAACGGAAGGACTTTCAACATTACTGATTCTGAATATGTTGCAGGTACTACATCTCAGTATGGTGTTGAGTGGAAGTTATATCAATGGGATTTACCTTTAAATTCTACTAACGTAGCATACCTAGTAGGTTTAGTAGGTCAAGAACCTATATTTAATGTAGGTATGATTGCAGGTGTTAATTTTGCAGGTAAGAAGCATGATGTACTACTAGATCATAAAGTACGTTTAACGCATACAACAAACACACCCATAACTTCAATATCTGAATTGGATGCTGCTTATCCTGATATGGATGCAAATACAAAGTTTATTAACTTTAGAGGTGAGATAGTAGCTACAGGTAACACAACTACTGCTAAAAACTTAGTTATCTCTCATTTGTATAACGCAGGAACAAGCGCAGCTTTTACCCACGTTGAAAACGATGCTACAGTGTCTAATTATGTAGATGTTGGACAACCCTACACGTTTAAGTATGGTGTATCAGAACAAGTGTTTGAACCTAAGCAAGGCGATACTACGTCCCTAGCTCGGTTTCAGTTAAGAAATATGACATTTAACTTTAATAGTACAGGTACATTTGATGTCACTAACGAAACTGTAGGAAGGTTACCAGCTACCTCTAACTTTACAGGTAGGTTACTAGGACAAACAGCTAACATTATAGGTTACGCTGCTGTAGTAGATACAGGTAATCATACAATAAACATTCAATCACAGGCATCTAATGCCAAAATAACTATAACTAACGACACCCACCTACCCTCCACTTTCCAAAGTGCAGAGTGGGAAGGCTATGTCGTACTACGCAATCAGAGATTATAATATGACACACCACTACAGACCCAGTAAGGTTGAAGACTGCCTTGAGATGGCTCCCAATATGCGCTCACAGGACGTTACAGAGATACTCTATAGTAACGGGTTAGAGCCTTACGATTCTCTTATGGCTTGTTTTGAAGGCTCTCAAGAGTGTAACACAATCATCCACGAAGATGGGAGTGTTGTGGGTATGTTTGGTGTGGCAGATTGTACTATCTTTGGTA